TCTTCAAGAAACAGAAGGTTGAGTTTACTGCTGAAGAAAAGGTCTGGGTCAAGCGGGTTGCAGAAACCAAGACTCCAGAAGATGTTCTGAACCTCTCTGAAGAGCTCTACGCTTGGATGGCAGAGAATGCTCCAGAAGAAGAGTCTAAAGATGAAGAAACCATGGCTGACCCCAACGGTGAGTCGGGTGAAGGTGAAGAAGGCGAAACTGGTGAGGGCGATGCTCCTACTGGTGACGATGGTGAAGAAAAAACTGGTGAGGGTGATGCCCCTGCCGATGATAAAGGTGAAGAAGATGGAAATGATGTTCCTGCTGGTGGGTCTGATGATGTTCCCAATGATGGTAATGATGCCGATGCCAAAACTGAAGAAGGCGAAAGTTCTGAAGTAGGTGGTGTAGAGTCCACTGGTCGAGGTGGACCGCCCATGGCAGAAACCGATACTGATGCGAACAATGCAATCAAAAAGTTGATTGATGAGAACGCCTCGACACGGACCTATGGTCGTATTCCTGCTATTGCTGATGACCTGATCCTGCCCTACAGTGAAATCCTAGAGAAGTCTCGTCCCTCTTACGCTGAAGGTGGTCCTTGGGTTGATGCAAAGAAATCAGAGATTGCTTCCATGAAGGACGAGTCGAAGAAGACTGTTGCCTACATGGTCAAGGAATTCGAGATGAAGAAGTCTGCTGACCAGTATGCCCGTGCTGCTGTTTCCAAAACGGGTTCGCTCGACATGGGACGGTTGCACACTTACAAATACAATGAAGACCTTTTCAAGAAGGTGACTACTCTGCCGGGTGCTACGAACCACGGTATGGTGATGGTTGTCGATTGGAGCGGTTCCATGTATGAGAACCTCAAAGGCACTCTGTCGCAGTTGTTCAATCTGATTTGGTTCTGCCGTCGCACTCAGATTCCTTTTGAAGTGTTCGCATTCAGCGATTGCCGTGAGTTGTTCATTGATCCCGTGACAGGCGAATATCCTAATCGTTATGAAATGAAGATGGATGACTTCAAAGCAGGTGACATTGCGCTTCGCACTTTCAAACTTCTAGAGTTCTTCTCCAGCAAAATGTCTGCAAAAGAAGAAATCGAGATGATGGAAATCCTGTGGATGATTGCTTCATACTACGGTTTCGAAGCTGATCGTGCGATTATGTACGACAAGGTTGCGTTCCCCGGCTTCCTTAACTTGGGTGGTACTCCTCTCAATGACGCAATTATTTCGATGATGGAAATCGTTCCTAAGTTCAAGGCTGAAACTGGTGTTCAGAAAGTCAACACGATTTTCCTGACTGACGGTGCCTCAAATAACTTGGACGGTGTGTACGATTATCGTCTGGATACCGATACTGGTGATCACACGGAAATTGTTAACTCGCTACGGGGCAAGGTCATGATCTCTGATCCCAAGACTCTCAAGACCTATGAGGTTGATGCCTTCAACATGACTGATGGTCTGCTCAAGGTTCTCAAGAAGCGGGTTCCTGATATGAACCTGATCGGGTTCTTCATTGCGGGTTCTGGTCGTTCAGGCCGCGTTGATAAACGCACTCTAAGTTACCTACAGCGTGAACTTTCGATGGATGCTATCATGGAGCAGGTCAAGTTTATCAACAAGAACAAGTTCCTTGCCATCGAGTCGAAGGGTTACGATGAGATGTATGTCCTGCCTGCCAAGGGTATGGAAGTCTCGAACGAAGGTTTGAGCGATGATCTGGTTGGTGCTTCCAAGGCAAAACTCAAGACTGCGTTTGGTAAGTCGATGAAGGGCAAGGTCGAGTCCCGTCAGCTCCTCAATAAATTCGTGAAGTTGGTGGCGTGATAAAAATGTCACACTTCACGGAATTATTGAATAAAGTGAAATTATAGTATTGACAAATCCTATTCTATATGTTAGCATAGGATATAAGATGAGAAAACAGAAAAGGATTGAATATGTATCTCTCACCTCGTAAGAAACTCTTCGTTGACACTGCTACCGAAATGTTCGGTGAAGGTGCCGTGATTACCAAGTCTCAGAAGGCAGAAGCTGCCGAGAAGGCAGGTGTTCCGTTTCCCACTTGGTTCAAGGGTGAAGGGTTTTCCGTTGGTTACAATGCGTATAAATTACCTGTAGAGGGCGGCGCTCCTGTTGCTCCTATTACTGCCGCTCCTGAGAATGCAGAGGCGTCAATGGTAAATCTGGTTGCAACCAATATGGAAAAACAGAATCTTATTCCCGGCAAGTTCGACGGGTTTGTTCCGTGGGGCAACTTCTCTCTGATTGAGAAGGTTGTCAAGTCTGGGATGTTCTATCCTATCTTCATCACTGGTCTGTCGGGTAACGGCAAGACTCTTATGGTCGAACAGGTTTGTGCCAAACTCAACAAGGAACTGATCCGTGTCAACATCACCATCGAAACTGATGAGGATGATCTGCTCGGTGGGTTCCGCCTTGTGAACGGTGAAACCAAGTTTGTTCCCGGCCCTGTGATCGAAGCAATGGAACGTGGTTGTACTTTGCTTCTTGATGAGTGTGATCTGGGTTCGAACAAGTTGCTTGCATTGCAGCCTGTCCTTGAGGGTAAAGGTGTTTACCTCAAGAAGATCAACAAGTGGGTCACGCCCAAGGATGGTTTCAACGTCATGGCTACTGCCAATACTAAGGGCAAGGGTTCGGACGATGGACGGTTCATTGGAACCAACATCCTCAACGAAGCGTTCCTTGAGCGGTTCGCGGTCACGATGGAACAGCCCTATGCAACGGTTGCTACTGAAACCAAGATCATCAATCTCGCCATGAAGAAGTATGGTGCTGAGGATGAAGGGTTCGCCAAGAACCTTGTGACTTGGGCTGATGTTATTCGCAAGACCTTCTACGATGGTGGTGTTGATGAAGTCATTTCCACCCGCCGTCTGGACCACATTGTGAAAGCGTTTGCAATCTTTGGTGACAAGATGCAGGCAATCGAACTCTGTGTCGCACGGTTTGATGAGGATACCAAGGTTTCCTTCATTGACCTCTACACCAAGATCGACGCCGGTGTTATCACTGGTGAAGAAGAGACAGAAAGCGTAGTTGAAGAAAACAACGCCTTCTAAAAAAATTATGTGTGGGGGTTGAAATGTGATGTTTCAATCCCTATATATAATAGGTGGATGCCATTAAGGGTCCACTGTTTAATCTTGCTTTATAAGGAGATACCAAAATGGTTACAAGCAAAGCACTATCTATTTTCGATAATCTAAATCAACTCACACCCTATGCTGTAGGATTTGATCGAGTCTTCGATCAACTCAATACATACGCTCGCAATAATGCAACGTCAACAGGGTTCCCGCCATATAACATCCGTAAAGGGGGTGACTATACCTATGCCATCGAAATGGCCTTGGCGGGGTTTTCTAAAAAAGATATTGAAATCGAAGTAGCAGAAGGTTTGCTTACGGTTCGTTCTATCAAGGAGAACGATGAAAATGATTCTGACATTTATCGCGGAATCTCATATCGTAAGTTCAATCGGAAATTCACTCTTGCAGATGACATTGTAGTGAACGATGCTTCCCTCGAAAATGGTATGCTCAAGATTGACCTTGAGCGTATTGTTCCAGATGCGAAGAAACCTCGCAAAATTACAATCAAATAATATTGAAATAATAGCGAAAGGGGTCTTGACTTTTAGACCCCTTTCGTGTATTATCATATAAAATGGAGATTATATATGTCTGATAAACCTGCCATTACATGGACAACAAAGGGTGACAAATATACGCCCGAAGAAATAGAACGTAAACATGAGTTGGGTGATAAGGAAACTGTTGCACTGGCAAAAGAGGAAGTTCGTCAAGTTTTAGAGAAAGAGAGAATGGACAAAGTTATGAATGATGTTGGTGATAAGATGCAGATGGAAGTGGAACCTGTTCCCAGCCACTGGATCGCAAAAGTAAAGTTTGATAAAGAAATTGTAGACTTGATCAATGCCTATATTGATGAGACAGCAGAGGATGGATTTTCTTATGCTGACCGTCTAGTTGGTCAATTGAAAAATGATGAGAAGTCTAGTCAGGTATCATTTGATCTTGAAAGTGAACAGGGCAAAGAAATTAAAACAATCCTAAATGGGATTGGTTCTGCATATTTGCAACAGGCATATCAACGCAAGTCGGTTGCTGAGGTTGTAGATATTTGGACTAACCATGCATATGCAGGAGACTACAATCCCCTGCATGACCACAATGCAGCAACACAAGGTGGATTATCTGGTTTTATCTGGTTGAAACAACCTGACTGCCTGAAAGTAGACCATGAAGATGGTTATATGAATGGTGCCTCTGGTGTTTCGGATGGAACAACTCAACTTATCTGGGGTTTGCGAGCTCGCCAAGATATCGACTCCCTGTACTGTCCAACGGAAAGATATTACATTCCAGAAGAGGGAACTATGTTGGTTTTCCCTAATTGGATGAAACATCAGGTTATGCCTTTTTATGGTGAGGGTGAACGTCGATCTCTTGCGATGAACTGGGCAATCGTTGATTCTCAAAGTCAGCTTCTTGATAACATGACACCTGCTGAAATTAAGTCATATCATGACAATATTGAAGCGCAGCGAAATAAGCGGCTGGAAGATGGGACACCAGTTGAAACACCTTATCAGGTTATTGTTGGTGGACAGATGCGATATGTAAGGACTGATATCTTTGTCTGAAGATTTCATACTAACTCTACAGTTGGATAACACCTCTATGTGTGATGACTTGCTAGATTACTATGAACGTAATAACGAGTATAAACATAGGGGTGTCTCCAACGGTGGGACTTCTAAAACATCAACTGATGTTGCAGTCTATCCTAACTCGACTGATCCTGTTGCGATGCAGTATTACGGATTTCTCAAATACGCTCTTGAAAAATATCAGGAGAAGTACAAGTCATTTCTTTTTGCCTTGGGGTTTGCAGAACCATTTAACATTCAACACTATGAGCCGGGAGAGGGTTACTTCAACTGGCATTGTGAACGTGGTATGCAACAGTCACACCAACGTGCTTTAGTGTTTATGACATATCTTAACGATGTGACAGACGGTGGAGAAACGCAGTGGTTGTATCAGGAAAAACAGATACAACCCAAGAAGGGTTTGACCGTTCTATGGCCAACTGATTTTACACATACTCATAGAGGTGTGGTATCGCCAACGCAACCTAAAACGATTGCCACAGGTTGGTATAACTATCTAGATGTCAGGTCGATCATGGTATGATTAAAGTTATTGATGATGCTCTGTCTGATGAGATGTTTGACAAATATTTTTATTTTCTAAACCCCGAGAATACAGTCTTTGATCTTTACAACGAGAAAATTCAGTGGTCTATAAGTCGAGACATTTTTACAGAGGAAGAAATAAGTCCTGTATTACAGTCAACGTATCAGATGCACCACATGCTCTTTTGGGCAAAAGGTCAGTCTGAATACTATGACTCCTGTTTTGAAGCACTCAATACTATTCGTCCAGTTGCACCTGAGGCTCTGCACAGATTGAAGATCAATGCGTTATTGAATAATACTAAGGTTACCAATGGTGTCATCAATGTACCTCATTGTGATCTACAAGAACCACACATGTCTTTTGTCCTATATCTAAACGACAGTGATGGCGACACAGTTTTCTATAAAGAAACGTGGAGAGACAACGTAACACAATTGACTGAGATTCAAAGAGTATCGCCCAAGAAAAATCGAGCAGTTATTTCTGACGGTCACTATCACGCAAGTCAGAATCCAGTTGATAGCGAAATACGACTAATCCTAAATGCGGTAATCAAAACAAAAGGAATATTATGAAAAAGGTGAACTACAAATACGATGAAGACAAAGCACTTGCTGAGTTGAAAACGTATATTGATGCTACCTATGATGAACACTATAGTAAGAACAGGTTTCAAGCTACAGAGTTCATCATAGATGGTGGACATGGTGAAGGTTTCTGTATCGGCAACATCATGAAATACGCACAACGATATGGAAAGAAGGGTGGAAAGAACAGAAGTGACTTGCTAAAAGTGATTCACTATGGTATTATTGCTCTATACATTAATGAACTAGAAGGTGAAAAATGAAACTATCTAATGAAACTATCTCCGTATTGAAAAACTTCTCTACGATTAACGCTAATCTTATGGTTAAGGCAGGGTCTAGTCTTTCCACAATGTCGGCAATGAAGAACATCGTAGCAAAGGCTGATGTCACTGAGGAATTCCCTAGTGACTTTGCTATCTATGATTTGAATGAGTTCCTATCGGCACTCTCTCTATTCGGTAAACCCGATTTAGAGTTTGGTAATGACTTTGTTATTATTACAGAAGAGGGTACATCGAAGTCTCTCAAGTATTGGTTCTCTGATCCATCCGTGGTGACGACTCCATCTAAAGAGATTTCGATGCCCTCAACTGAATTGACGTTCAACCTGTCGAGTGATACACTCAACGAAATCACCAAGGCTGCTGCTGTTATCGGTGTTCCCGATATGGCATTGTCTGGTGGTAAGTTGATGGTCACTGACAAAAAGAACAGCACTGCAAATGCATATGAGACATCTCTGGATGTTGGTGATGTAGATGCAGAGTACAAGTTCTGGTTCAAGGTTGAGAACCTAAAAGTTATGCCTGGCGCATACGATGTTGAAGTATCCTCTAAAAAGATTAGTCACTTTACTAACACTAAACTTGGTGTGCAGTATTGGATTGCACTGGAACCCGAATCTTCGTACAATGGCTAACTTGAGGAATTTATATTATGGATCAATTTTTGTGGGTCGAAGAATATCGGCCACGGGACATAGAGTCATGCGTACTCCCTAAGACTCTAAAAACCTCTTTGCAGTCTTTTGTTGACAAAGAGACATTACCTAATCTGATTTTATCAGGTGGTCCGGGCGTTGGTAAGACAACTGCTGCAAAGGCCATGCTGGAACAGATTGGTGCTACCTACATGTTTATCAACGGTTCTGAGGAGTCAGGTATTGACGTTCTCAGAACCAAGATAAAGAACTTTGCGTCCACTGTGTCGCTTGAGGGTGGCAAGAAGTATCTCATTCTTGATGAGGCAGACTATCTAAATCCACAGTCTACACAACCAGCTCTTCGTGGTTTCATTGAAGAGTTTCATAAAAACTGTGGATTCATTCTGACTTGTAATTACAAGAACCGTATTATTCCTGCTCTGCAATCGCGGTGCAGTGTAATTGACTTTGTGATTCCTAGTGCAGAGAAACCTAAACTTGCACAAAGTTTCTTCAACAGGGTTTTACACATCCTTAATGAGAACGAAATCAAGTACAATGAAAAGGTTATTGTACAGCTCATAAATACTCACTTTCCAGACTGGCGTAAAGTTCTGAATGAACTACAACGGTATTCTGTGTCTGGTGAGATTGACGCTGGTATTCTGGTTAATCTTGGTGACAAGAACATCAAAGACCTTATGGGTATGATGAAAAACAAGGAGTTCACCAATGTTCGCAAATGGGTTGTCGATAGTCTGGATAATGATTCTGACAAGCTTTTTCGTAGTGTTTACGATAATCTATACGAGTATGTTGAGCCTAGCAGCATTCCTCATGTTGTCGTTGTGTTGGCTGAATACCAGTATAAGGCAGCGTTTGTTGCTGATCTGGAAATAAACATGTTGGCTTGTTTGACTGAAGTTATGGGAAGGGCAAAGTTCAAATGACCGAGGCGAAGGTAATTCTTACGGAACAATCAGATGAGGATGAGGAATTTAGAAAAATGTTTCTTCCTCTGATAGAATATCTAAAAGAGGTTGGGTGTGAAAAGAAAAAACACAGTAAGGGTACTAGGACTCTTTTGCATCATTTAGTTTCTGTCAGCGCATTGTTATCGGAAAGAGGTGCGTCTGATGATCTGTGTAAAGCTGGTTTGTTTCATTCAATTTATGGAACAGCCCATTTCAAAAGTAAGACAGTCTCCCTTAATGAGAGAGATAAAATTAAAGAATTGATTGGTGTGTGGGCAGAAACTCTTGTTTACGAATTTTGTATGCTTCCTAAAGATAGAAGGTCTGGAATTGTGAAACTTGAAAATGGTCCTCTCAAAAATGACCTCATTGATCTTGCTTACGCAAACCACGATGAACAAAGAATGTGGAAGGAAAAAAAAGATGATATCAGTACATAATGATGTGGTGGAGAATCATGTTGCTGAGTTAATTGACTCAGAAATGAAAAATGTGGCATGGAAATACGATTATCATTCTAGAGGTGGTCCTAAAACTCCACGCCGCGGACACGAAGGTTTGGAGGCACACCCTAGTAAACATTGGCATCGTCTCTGTGGAAAAAACGGATCACAAATAATTGCAAATGGTTTCGAGTTTGTGATGCCTATCTGGACCGCTGCGATGTACAAATATGAATTTAAAAAGAACTTTAATATTACAGGTTATGAACGCATATATGTAAATGCCCACACACATGGTATTGAACCTGTATTGCATACAGATGATGGCGACTTTACAATGATTTACTATCCACGAATGGATTGGAAACCTGAGTGGGGCGGTGGTACTCTTGTCAATGGAGAACTCATTCCTTATGTTGGTAATAGTCTTGTTGTGTTTGATGCTCACCTACACCACATGGCCATGCCTGTTACCCGTGAGTGTTATGAATTGAGAAGTGTGATTGTGTTTAAGTGTAATCGTAATGTATGAGTTAAAGGAATATCTCAAGGCCATCAATCAAACTAAAGAACCTCTGATGGATGGTGATGATGAAGAGTGGGAACGAAAATATCCTCCGTTTATTGTCAACAAGTGCGTTGCACCATTTCCTGATACCATTATGTTGTTGAATGAGATCAATCAACTACCAAATGTAGATAAGAAACTACAGTTTGATTTTTTAATAAATAGTCTGAGGCCAAGGAAGAGATTTACTCCGTGGTTGAAGGCGACGAAATTAGAGAATCTAGAGTATGTTAAAGAGTTTTATGGATATAGTAATGCAAAGGCCAAGGCCGCTCTTGATGTATTGTCTGAGGATCAACTCGCCACCATAAAAAGAAGATTATATAAAGGTGGGAAAAATGGAAGAGATTAATTGGACACAGGAGATGATGCTAGAAGTCGGGTTGAAAGAACCTGATGACTTTCTGAAGGTAAGAGAGACTCTATCTCGTATTGGCGTTGCCTCTCGTAAAGAAAAGAAACTATACCAATCATGTCATATTCTGCATAAGCAGGGTAGATACTACATTGTGCATTTCAAGGAGCTCTTTGCTCTGGATGGTAAGAATACAAATCTAAATAAGAATGATTTGCAACGAAGAAATACTATTGCAAATTTGTTGAAGGATTGGGGTCTAATCGATGTTATTGGTGAACTTGGTGAAGTTGCTCCGCTCAGTCAGATTAAAGTATTGTCATATTCTGAGAAGGGTGATTGGACACTAGAAACCAAATATAACATTGGAAAGAAAAAAGAAGTCTAATGGAAAAGTTCAAGTCATTCATCACTGAGGCAAAAGAAGAACCATACAAGTTATTGATTCTGTCACATGATGACCCGTTTGATCCAAATGAAACTGGACCAATGGTTCGCAAGAAAGCATCTGAGTTAGGTATTGAAGTGTACCTTGCTGAGTTTTCTGGAATGTACATGGAAGACAAGGGTAAGGATCAATTGGTATACTCTTTCCCTGTGGATGATGATGGTAAGGTAGAACTGCCCGGTATGAAAGATGATGCTGAGTATGATAAACCATTTCGCATAAATCCTGAGAATACACTGGTTATGGCCAGAGGTATTGGTTCTACTGTTAAGACAGGTAATCTGTCTTGGCGAGTTGCTTGTCTCAATCTGGAGAGTCAGGGTTACACTCTCATCAATCCTGTTATATGCCATGACATTTGCAATGACAAATGGTACAACCAGATTGTGTTTCAACAAAATGATATTCGTACACCAAACACAGTTCTAGTTCGCCATTCAGAAGGTGCTGAGGATGCAGCAGAAAGATTGGGTAATAAGTTCCCGATGATTCTCAAGACCGCTGTTGGGTCACGGGGTGTTGGTGTTATCTGGATTGAAAGTCTAAAAGCACTTCATAGTGTTATTCAGTTGCTTCACAGGGAAGATGAATATGTTGATATTCTTCTGCAAGAATATATAAAGACAGATTATGATGTTCGTGTTATTATTGCAGCTGGTGAAATTCTAGGTGCAATCAAAAGACCTGTCGTTGGAGATGACTTTAGAAGCAACGTCTCACAGGGATCAGAACCACAAGCACATAAATTGACAGAACGTGAATCACAGGAGTCTTTACGAGCAGCAGAATCAGTTCAAGGTCAGGTTGTTGGTGTTGATTTTATTCCTGCAAAGAATAGAGATAGAGAAAGTCCATATTTTATCGAAGTCAACTCTACTCCCGGCCTGATGGGAATAGAGGCAGTACTTTCGAAGTCTGCTGCAAAACCACTCATCAAAGGTAAGGATCGTAGCATCACTAAAGAAATTTTGAAGATGTATATGAATCGTGACAATTGGACCCTTGACAAATCTACGGAAACCTGATATAGTCTTTATATGAACTTTTACACAAACGTATTGCAATACGGTAACTCTATTCTTGTTCGTGAAGTCAGGAATGGAGAACGCACGACTCGCAGAGTTAAATATGAACCTACGCTGTTCGATCTGGTCAATACCCGTGAGGAGACTGGCTACAAAACTCTGGATGGTCAGAGTGTTCTCCCACATAAGTTCGACTCTATCAAAGAGGCAAAACAGTGGGTATCTGATCGTGAGAACCAAAAAGACATTATGTTTGGTAACACACAGTATCCTTATTGCTGGATTGCTGATGAGTATCCTAAACAGATTGATTGGGACTTGGACCAGATGCTCATGGTCACCATCGATATTGAGGTGGAGTGTGAGAACGGTTTCCCCAAACCAGAAGATGCAGCAGAACCTATGCTGTCTATTACTCTCAAGAATCACCAGACTAAACGCATCGTTGTCTGGGGTATCGGTGAGTTCGTCACAGACCGTGATGATGTAACCTATGTGCAGTGTGAGAGTGAAGTACATCTGCTGAAAGAGTTCCTAGCATTCTGGGAACGACACACACCTGATATTATCACAGGATGGAATACAGAGTTCTTTGATATTCCTTATCTCTGCAATCGTATTCGTAACGTATTCGATGAAGAAGAGGTCAAACGTCTGTCTCCGTGGAAGAACGTGTTTGCTCGTGATGTGTATCAGATGGGTCGTACTCATCAAGTCTATACCCTAGATGGCATCGCTGCACTGGATTACTTTGATCTGTATCGTAAGTTCACATACACCAATCAGGAGTCCTATCGTCTGGACCACATTGCGTTTGTCGAACTAGGTGAACGCAAGGATGGCAATCCATACGAGACATTTCGCGAGTGGTACACTAAAGACTATCAGTCGTTCATCGAATACAACATTCAAGATGTGGAGATTGTTGACCGTCTTGAAGACAAGATGAAGCTGATTGAACTTGCATTGACGATGGCGTATGAGGCAAAGGTCAATTTTACTGATGTGCTTGGAACTGTGCGGTATTGGGATATCCTTATCTACAATTATCTGCGCGAAAGAAACCTTGTGATTCCACAGAAAAAGGAACACAAGAAAGTAGATAAGTTTGAAGGTGCCTATGTGAAAGACCCACAGGTAGGTATGCACAAATGGGTTATGTCGTTTGACTTGAACTCTCTGTATCCTCATCTTATCATGCAGTACAACATCTCACCTGAGACACTAGTAAACAAGGACGCCGAACTTGTTGAGGGTATGGTGGATAAGATGTTGGC